TTTAGTATTTTAATAGTTGTTATTTTTATTTGGTTACATATATATTATCTGAAGTAATTCGTATTCCATTTGTGAAGAGCGAAGCGAAGCGGCGAGTGCTATACACAGTGAGTAATCCTTAACTGTCTTGTAGGGCGGAGTCTACTCTTCCGATCCTATTTCAAAATCAGGCTACATGTATATTATCTACGAGTGAGAGGTTTTAGATCACCTCAACTGCCATATTTAGTTCATCAAATAGATCACCATAAGGAGACTCATACACATCATCTAGTGTGAATACTTGATTGTTTACTGTTAACTCATAAAGATCATTGTCTTGGTCTAGTTTAAAAGAGATAGTCATAATTTCTGTTTTTATTAGGTTATTAAAAGTGGGACATTAGCCTATTAAGGTTATATAGTAACAGGCTATTGTCACTGTTTTTAGTTCATACTATTTCTTTAATTGTTCAGTAAAACCTTCTAACTCTTTTATTAAGTCTTGTTTGTCTTGAAAACCTTCATAGTATTCTTCTAATTTTTCTACTAGCACTTGTAAGTCATACTTCATAATTTATAATTTTAATTAATATTCAAATATATTATCTTCACTTATCTGTATTATTTTTGTTTTTAAGATGAGGTTCCGAACTGATCTATTGCCCGTTGCAGTAGATTTTGTTCTTTAGTTGTTGGTTGAGGTTCGATCGTACTTGTTACTTGTACATACTTAGATCCATCAGATCTTGTTATTGTTTTACTTGTATACATATTATTGTTTTGTTGAATGAATTGCTTTAGCGATTAGTTTTAATTCGTTTACTACTTGTTTGATTACTTTTTTCATTGTTATAATTATTTAGATTCAAATATATTATCTTTAATTGTCTGTATTATTTTTGAATAAAGAAACTTAGGGGTGTTTCCATCAAGGGAGGTTATTCAGTTATTAATAGATCTCGAGTTGACACTGGCATTGAACTTGAAGAAGTATATGACTTGTATTTTTCCCAACAGTTCATTTTTTCCAGTTTGTCTTTCATAACTTCAAAGACTTGATCATGATCATACTTGGCGATTTTACCATTTTTAAATGTTACATTGACAATTGTATTTTTACCGATCAATGACTTTCTTACTACGAATCTTTTAGATTCTAATACTACTTTTTGATTTGACATAATTTAGATTTATTTATTATTATTATTATTATTTAGTTACAGATATATTATCTGGAATAGTTTGTATTAAATTTGTTTAAAAGTTATATAATTTTTAGTTAATAGTTTTGAAATATTAATGTTTGATGGATTTGATATAATAAGTAGTTTGTTATTATTAAATTTAACATTAATGTGTTTGTTAGTTAATAAATTAGTTGTTTGTTTGATTTGAAATTTGTTGATTGAAAACATAGTTAATTGGTTTTAAAAAATTAGAATTATTATTATTATTATTATTATTACTTAGTTACATGTATATTATCTGTAACGTTCTGTATTTCTTTTGAATATAAATATAAAAATAGTTTACTGTAAAAGACAAAAAGAGGGGGGCCAAATGTAACAAAAAGCCGAAAAGCTGGAGTATTTTGCAAAAAAAGATGGGGGGCCCGTGAATATAAAGTTAATTTCGTAAAGCGCTGATAGTCAGGGAGATAGGGGGTAGCACTATACCCCACTATTTGTAACAGTTTTTATAAAAAACTATGACATTAGCCTATTAAGATATAATAGTAAGGGGCTATTGTCACACTTTTCATCATATATCTATATATTGTAAAATAAGGCTCATGTGTGTAAGTATATATGTTATACAAACTATGCATAATGGCAAAACCAAAGAAAGAAGGAGGACCAGAACAGAAGTTATCTCCATTAGCAGCTAAAAGAAAAGCTAGAAGAGATTTATTGGCAGCAAAGACTGATTATAGGAAGAAGTGTAAGGCTGATGCGCAGCAGAAGAAAAGAAATTCCCCAGTAGAATCAAGAGGAAAAGACTGGGATCACAAGAATAAGAGATGGGAAACACCTAAACAGAACAGAGGTAATGACGGTGAAGGAACAAAAAAAGAAAGTGGAAAAAAATACAAGATATAGAACATGGCAATAATATATTCATACCCGATAGCAGTACCTACAAAAGAGGATAAGCTAGTGATTACTCAAGCTTTTAATCCAGAAGAAGACGATCCTGATAACTTTAACCCAACAAAGTCAGCTACTATATCTAGTATAGTTGATTTAGTAAACACAGGGTTAGTACCAGGCACAGGTACAGTTACAAGTGTTGGTATTACTATGCCTTCAGCTTTTACAGTGGGTAATGGTTCACCCGTAACGTCAGCGGGAGTTATTAACGTAAGCGGATCAGGAGCATCGACACAATACATAGATGGAACGGGTTCTTTACAGTTGTCGCCAAATCAATTGTTAAATACAACAAACAATGTAACGTTTAGTTCTATCACAGGTAATGGCGCAGCTATAACAAACATCGACAAGTATACCACCGCTCAGATAGACGGGTTTTTAGCTTTAAAAGCAAACCAATCAACTACATATACAAAAACAGAAGCTGACACGTTATTAGCACTAAAAGCTAATCAAGCAACCACATATACAAAAACAGAAGCTGATGGATTATTCTCAAGTGGATTTGTAAGTGCAATAACACCATCAAGCCCAGCCCCTACTCAAAATGGCTTATATTCTTGTTCAGCTCCTGGTACTTATACTAATTTCGGAGGAGAAGTAGTATCGCTAACAAACCAAGTTGTTTCCATAGCTGTTGGCGGAACTCAAAACACGTTTACGCAGGTTGTTTCAGCGGTTGGTAACACTGTTGCTGCAACGCTTGACGCAATACGAAATAGCACTGCTCTATTTTCAGGTAGGGCTATATACAGGAACATACGCTATAAAGCTAATTTATTAGTAGGGACTAATTTATTTAATATAAATGATTCTGAAATAGCTATTGGAAGTTTTGTTAATTCTAGCGGAGGCTTATCACCTAACGCTATATATAATACAACTGGTTATATTCCAATATCTCCTAGCACACAGCATGTTATGAGCTACAGACATGGCATAGCTTATTACGATGAAAACAAAACATTTATTTCTTTTTCCGCTTCTGGCGGGCCTAACCCTACGACAAGCCCAGCGGGTGCTTATTATATAAGATGTACTGTTTTAGCATCTACTGAATGGGCAGAATTTCAATTTCAACTAGGTGCTGTTGAAACAGCGTTTGAACCTTATTCGGTAAAAGTAGATCCAAATGAACTAGACCTAACAGCATTGGCTACAAAAAAGGATTATGTAAAAGCATCTAGAACTAGCAACTTAATTGATCCAAGCGAAATAATAGATGGATCATTTTTATCTTCAACAGGAGTAATTAGCTCTAATTCTTCTTATAAATTAACTGGCTTTATACCTTTTAAGCAAGCTGATGTAAATATAGTATCTAGCCTTTTTACAGTTAGTGGTGGTGCTTACAGTGCATTTTATGATGAGAATAAGGTTTTTATCTCTTCTTTCCAAAACAGTTTAGCTACCTGGGCTTCAAACGTTGCTTACGTTAGGTTTTCAGGAAACAATGCTGGTTCTGTTTTTTATGCTAACGTTGGAACGGTGTTAACAACAGATTTATACAATGAATTAAAAGATTTAGTAAATAACGAATCAATAGTAGATAACTCAATTTCAACTGCTAATATACAAGACAACGCTGTAACTAGTGCTAAGATACAAAATAACGCTGTAACTAATGCTAAGATAATAAACGAAGCGGTTTCTCCTGCTAAAACTAACTTTTTTCAAGCAGGTACAAATAAATTCAACATTAATGACCCGGAAATTGCTATTGATTTTTATGTAGCTTATAACACTGGGGTTTTAGCATCAAATACATCATACAACGCTACAGGGTTTATACCTGTGCTAGGTAGCTCTGAATACATAGTTAGTTATGATCACCAAAGAGCTTGGTATGATGAAAATAAAGTTTACATAAGCGGTATAAATAGTGGTGTAACAGGGGTAATGACTTCACCTGCAAACGCTAGGTATATAAGATGTAGTGTTATTAAATCAGAGTGGGATTATTTTCAACTTAATGAAGGCGCTACTTTACTTGCTTACGCTGCTTATGGAATATTTATAAAGTCACAGTACATAGATACCGCAGCGCTCGCGTTTTTTCCAAGACTAGCTTTACCAAGGAAAATGCACGTGTTACTAAACAATGAGAACAGTGTTTATCATAAAAACTACATTGAACGCTGGGATCCTTACCAGTTTGCTATAAATGGTTCAGGAACTAATTGGGCTTACTTTGAAAGATATTTTAGATTAAATAACGCTTCAGCTGGAAATTTAACAATAAAAGCAAGCAATGCAGTGACTTTAACAGAACAATCAACTAACACTTTGACAACTGTGAGTGGGGATCCCGCTACGGATAACGGGACCAAGATATTAAATGTCATTGGAGACAGTTTTACATATAACGGTGCGTGGTATTTAAAAACAGATTCTTTATGCCCTAATCTATCTTTTGTAGGTATTAGAAAATCATATAGTACACCCGGGGCATCAAGTATAAAAGCTGAAGGCCGTGGTGGTTGGACAGTTTCTAAGTATATGACGGATTTAACCGGTAGTGCTACAGACAGTCATAGTCCTTTCTTACAGCCTGTTGACCCTTATAAGTATTATGGAAATACACTTTTTTGGGAAGCCGTAGAGGCTGGAACAACTGGGTACGGTATTAATGGATTTACTGACACAGCTACAGCTATTGGATTTGATTCTAATGGGTTCAAGTCAAACCCTCAAGCAAACGACGTAATGTACAATGGAACTAGCTCTATTTATCAAAAATACAATGGAACTTCATGGGAAACTATAACAGAAGCTACTTTAGGGTTTACCTTTAACTATACTAAATACCTATCAACATGGAACGTGCCAATGCCTGATTACGTGCCTATTTTACTAGGTACTAACGATTTTAGAAACAGTATGCCGACTGATGCTTTTTTAGCTGCTTGGAAAGTTAGTTTTGATATAATTTTTCAAAGCATTCTAGCAGCAGGTGTAGCAAACGGTAAAACAGTTAGAGTAGCAATGTGTACTCCTACAACTCAAAACGAATCGGCTAATAATTCAACTTCTGCAAACCCTTTGTTTCATACGGCAAACGTATGGAAAGCTAGAAATTACATGTTTGAAACTTTCGATATAGATAGTTATTTAAACCAAGGATTAGACATTGTGGACACGGGTAGCTCTTTGGACGGTGAATTTGGATTTGATATGAGCGAGATCAAACCGTTTGCAGACTTTACTGGAACCGCTAGAGAATTGTATTCAAGTAACACGCCGCACCCAAGTACACAAGGTTATGGGCAACTAGGAGTTAGGTTAGCGGGTTATATCCAAGCTACGAGGTAAATAAACATAAAAACACAAGTGATAAATAAAACAATACAACATAGATAAAACATGGCAATAATATATTCATACCCTACGGCAACACCTAAAGTGTCAGATCTTTTAGTTATATCAAACGGAAGTAAAAAAACAAAGTCAGCTTCTATATCCAGTGTTATAGATCTAATAAACACAGGCTTACTGCCAGGAGTAGGTACGGTAACCTCTATAGGTGTAAGTGCTCCTTCAGCGTTCACTGTAGCTAACTCACCGATTACATCAACTGGAACAATAATAATAACAGGTGCTGGTGCGACTAGTCAGTATATTGACGGGACTGGAGCTTTGCAGAGTTCAGCTAATCAAGCACTAGACACAACTAGTAGTGTAACTTTTTCTACAATCACAGGTAACGGTTCAGCTATAACAAACATCGATAAATACACTACATCATACATTGATACCAATATATATACAAAAACGGAAGCTGATTCCTTATTCACCAGTGGTTTTGTAGGAGCAATAACGCCAACAAGCACAGCTCCAACGCAAGACGGTTTGTATTCTTGTTCAACTTCTGGAACATATACTAATTTTGGAGGAGAAGTAGTGTCGCTAAGCAACCAAGTAGTATCCATAGCGGTTGAAAATAATCAAACTACGTTTACGCAAATCGTTACACCAACAGGCATAACTTTTGATTCTACTCCTACTGCCGGAAGCACTAATGCTGTTGAAAGTGAGGGAATTAAAACTGCTATTGATGCAAGTTTAGGTCAAATAGTAAATTTTTACGATTTAAATAACTTATTTAATGTTGATAATATTGTAGATGGTTCTTACATAAGTTCAACAACTGGAAATATTAACAGTGCAAGTGGTTGGGGTTTTAGTGGTTTTATTGATATTTCATCTTATCCAGATGGTCAAGAGTTTACCTTAAGTGGTCAAAGAGATAGAGCTGGTTTTGCTTTTTCGGTTGACAATAGTGGTACAACATCTGTTACTGGTTCTTACATAGGTAGTAGTACATTGCCTTTAACAGTAACTAAGCCACTTACTGCAAATTATATGTATTTTAATCTATATTACCCAAGCGGAACAACATACTCTAATGTAATGATTAATGTTGGGTCTACTGCTTTACCTTGGGAGAAATTTGGTCGTGGTATTGTAATTAAAAATTCTGTTTTACCTCCTATTAAAATAGCTAATTTAAAATTGAATGGAATAGGTAGTGAAGCTACTGTCACGGGGTTAGTGTCAAAAAGAATAATAGAACCTTTTAAAGAGGTTCAAGTTAGTGGTTCAAGAGTTTTTAACTTTAAGACAGATGAAGTTAATGATGTTGTTTTTAGAGAAAATACAACAGACGATGTAGCGCCATGTCATGTTTTAGGCACTACTTTGCTTGCTAATCACTCTTATTTTGGCTATGAAGTTGACACAAATGGAAATCATTTAAAGACAGATTCAGATATTGGAAGTGTTTATAGTTACGGAGGAAATGAATACACTTTGATAGACATTCAATCAAATGATGAGTTATGGGTAATTGGTGATACTTTAGGAGATATTTTACCAGAAAGTATTACACTATCTTATGTTAGTGGTGGCTCCACAACTAATGATATAGTTATAGATACACATAAATATAAACAAGCATTTCCTTGTAGTTCAGATTATAATTTAGATATTCTTATAGATGGAGTTAAAGAAACATCCAACACTGGAACTTTTTATTACGAAAACAATGTAGTATTTAATGAAACTTATAACTTAATAAAAAGAGATGACATTATTACTTGGTATCAAACAAATTATAGTTCTAATTTAAAACCGACTGGAGATGTTCTAATATATAACAATATTTCATATTCTTTTGACGTAGATGGTAACTGTACTATAAGTGGAGATTATAGTTTTAATGATATTATATCTGTTGAGGATATTATGGCTCTACAAGCAACAAGCGTAACTACATTAGCTAAATACTACATACCTAAAACAATTGCGTTTACACAAGATTCAACTAATATAAATTTTTCTTTAATAGAAAATTCTAATGTAATTGACGGAGAAACAATAACTTTTGATAGTAGTAAGTTAGATAGCTCATCTATTCCTAGTGATAGGTGGATGCAATTATCAAGTGATGGAACTAAAGGGTTTGCTATGGGTTTCTTGCCAGTCGCAAGTGCTGGTATCAATAGAAGTTCTAATACTACAGATATGACTATGCAAAGAAAAGGAGGTAGTAATAAGATGTATCCAAGGTTATTAGATATTGGCAATCATACAAGTTCATTAGGAGATGCTTATTCTTATATAGCTTATAGAAATGTATTTGTACCTCAAAATAGTGCAACTGCTAACTATTTAGTTAGAACAAAAAATGATGATTTTTATTTTATAGACTATCATAATGCATCTGGCGTTTTTCAATTCGACATGCCTATTGATTTTATAGGTAGGACGTTTGAGGTAAATGAAAGCAGAAATATAACATGTAACTCACAAGTAATTACTAACAAGTTAACAATAAATGTTAATTGTTTATCAGATTACGGTTATCTAGTTATAAAGATATCAAAATAAATAATAATATTAAAAAACAAAATGATAAAGAAAATAATTAATAACATTGCTAAAGATAAAAAAGACCACGTTTTACTTGGTATGTTTGTAGGCTATCCTTTAATGATTTTTGGGTATCTTATAGATATACTAGCTAGTCTAAACTTCATGTTTATAGCCGGTGGTGTTTTAGGTATTATTTTAGTTGGTCTTAAAGAAATAGTTTACGATTGGATAATGGATTTAGGAACACCTGAATGGTGGGATTTTATAGCCTCTGCAATACCTATTGTATTTCCTATAGTAACTTATCTACTAAACGTGTAATAATAACGGTAAGTTATAAGACTTAAATATAATCTAATTAAATAAAATACAAAATGGATGCAATTGTTAAGAACCTTAACTTCGGAGACGAAGCTAGGGACAATGTATTAAGAGGTATAAACAAACTGACTAAAGCAGTTAGTTCTACTCTAGGCGCTAGTGGTAAATGCGTCATGCTAGAAGACCAAACCGGTAATCCTATTATAACAAAAGATGGTGTAACTGTAGCTGATTCAATAATACTTAGACATCCTGTAGAAAACATGGGTGCAACTCTACTTAAAGAAGCTGCTAGAAAAACAGTTAGAGAAGCTGGTGATGGTACCACAACTGCAACAGTGTTAGCTCACGCTATACTGCAAGAAGCTTATAAGGTTATAGGTAAACAAAATTCTAGAGAATTAAAAAATGGCATAAACTCTGCCACGGAAAAAGTTGTTAAATATTTAAAATCAATTTCAGTAAGCGTTGAAGGAGATATGATAGACCAGATAGCTACTATATCAACTAATAACGATCCGGAGCTTGGTAAAATTATAGCAAATGCTTTTAGAGCTGTTAACAATACAGGTGTAGTGATGATGGAAACTTCGGCTGACGGAGAAACAGAGGTAGAAATTGTAGATGGTGTTCAGTATGATAAAGGAATAACTAACTCGCATTTCATTACTAATCAACAGCTAAAAACAGCTGAATTAGATAATCCATTAGTCTTGCTAGTAGAATCTCCAATAGATACAATTAGACAAATACAATCAGTGCTAGAGTACGTAATAAAAAACAATAAACCTTTGCTTATTATAGGCGATTTAGATCAAGGTGTTTTATCTGCTTTAGCTATGAATAAGAATAAGGGTAACATAAAAGTAAACGTTGTAGATGCACCTACTTATGGTATTAGCAAGAAAGAAGTTTTAGATGATCTAGCTTTGTTAACAGGCGCTACAATTATAAACGAAGACTTAGGTGACGATATGGATATGATCCAGATAGAACATTTAGGAACATGTTTAAAAAGTGTTACATCTCATAGCGAGACAGTTTTACAAGTAAAAGACTCTAGTGATGAAGTTAAAGATATTATAGAAGATATTAAGACTAAATTAACAGAATCAAATCAATCACATGAGGTGATTCAACTTGAAAGAAGGTTAGCAATGTTATCAGCTAAAATAGCTATAGTTAAAATAGGGGCTAACTCTGCAATTGAATTAAAAGAAAAAACTGATAGAGTTGAAGATGCTATCTGCGCTACTAAAGCGGCTATTAAAGAAGGTATTGTTCCAGGTGGTGGAATTGCTCTACTAAATGCTTCTGACAGAATAACAAGTAGGTCAGAGGGCGAGAGTGTTCTTCTAGAGGCTATTAGAGCACCTTTTAAGACAATATTAGATAATGCTGGTATAAAAGGTTACGAATCACCTAAAACTAAAGGAGTCGGCTTAAATGTAGTTAATGGTAAAACTATTAATATGATTAAAGCTGGTATTATAGATCCTTTGCTAGTTACAAAGAGCGCACTAAGAAACGCGGCTTCAGTAGCTACTACTATTTTGTCAACAGATTGTGTAATAAACAACTTGAGAATAGATGAAAGCAATAGGTAGAAATATAATTATAAACAAAGAAAAAGAAGGGACCACCAAAACAAAGGGTGGTTTACTTCTTGCTCAGAACCAGAGAGAAGATATTAGGTACACTAAAGCAACTATAGTTTCGGTTGGTGAAGAAGCAGAGGCCGCGGGTTTAAAAGAAGGTAGTAATATATACTTTGATAGACATGCTGGTCATAAAATAGAATTTGAAAAAGATATTTACCACGTTATAAAGCTACAAGATATAGTTGTTGTTTTATGAGAAGGCTAGAAGCAAGGGATATAAAAGATATGAACTTGTTAAAACATTATCGCATAATACGTAAATGGGCTTGTAAAAACAATGACTTAAATGATTCTGATTTAGAGCTATTAATTTATTTTGATTGCATAGAGTATTTTACTAAAAATGATTTTATAGAAGGTACTTATTCTTATAGCTGGGACAATAGAAGATGGAACAGGCTTCTTAAAGAAGGTTGGATAGTTGTTTGGAGAAAAAGAAATCATACAACTCAAAAATACCACATATACAAAGTGTCTTTTAAATGCAAGCATCTTATAAACAAAATGTATAAGATAATGCTAGGCGAAGAAGATATTTCAATGAATGGTAGAAGCAATAAGTTAGTTAAAGGTGAGTCTTACACAGATAAGGTTTTAACTAAAGCTATAAGTTACGTAAACAAAGATAAAAACAGATAATATGATAAATCAAAATACTCCACAACCAAACAACGAAATGGTTGATCAAGAACCTCAGTACACACTGACACCACCTAAAGCTGGTAATCAATTAGGTATGGCTAAGCCTTTATTTAATGACAATGTACAAGCATCTGCTAATTCTATATTTGGAAACGAGACACAAAGACAAACGTCATTAGCTAATCCACCTTTCTATCAGTTAGATCCAATGTACAACGGTGAGCCTGGAGTTCAAAAGGAAGATTTTAAACAATTTAAAAAATAAATTATTATGAAAGATAAAGCAAAAGGTCAAGTTGGTGAAAACGCAATATGGGATGGACCACTAGACGTTACAGGTTTTCCAATGGGCAAAGGATCTAGTTCAGGTATAAATGGTATGCAAATATCTAAAGCGCCTTGTGGTTGTGGGAAGTCGAAAGGACTACCTATTACTAAAATTGCTCAAGGTCTATAAAATGTTAGGCAATATGCAAGATTTAAAAATATGGTTTTTCAATGCAATGACATTAAGCGTTGCTACTTTTTCTACTATAGAATTAGGTTTAAAAATTGTTTTACTTTTAGTTAGTATAGGCTACACGTTAGATAGATGGTTTAATAGCAAAAAAAAATAAAATGCCTTACACTCAACCAGACTCATCACCTTTCTTAAGAGTTCGTAAAACAACTAAAGGAAAAGGTAGAAACTTTTTATCTACTAAAGAAGGAGCTGGTATGACTTCCGCTGGGGTTAAAAAGTATAAAAAAGAAAACCCAGGTAGTAAACTTAAAACAGCTGTAACTGGTGATGTTAAACCAGGTAGTAAAGACGCTAAAAGAAGAAAATCTTTTTGCGCTAGATCCAAAGGATGGAAGGGTGAAAGAGGATTAGCAGCGCGTAGAAGATGGAAATGTTAAATAATAAATAAATATAAATAAAAATGAAAAAGTCACCTTTAAAAAAATCAAAACAAAAAGTAGAACAAGACTACGCTAGAAACGCTATCGCTGACTATAAAAGCGGAGATAAAAAAGCAGCTAAATACGAAAAGAAAAAAGAATTAGAAGTAGCAGCTGGAGAATCAGGTATTATGATGAAAAAATCTCCTTTGTATAATCAAAACAAAGGTTATGAATCTAATAAACAAGAAAAGAAAAACTTACTAAGTGACAATCCAATTGATTCACGAGCTGGTGGTTCTTTTATGTCTAAGCACTCTAAGAGTAGAATGTAAATATTTTAACAGTAGAGACCTGTGATAAAACTCAAGCCAAACATAAACACTAACACTAACTTAAACACTAACAAAAATGGCTAAATTTTTAAAGATCCCACTAACTGGAGTGGCTAATACACCAGAACAATTAGTATCAATTGACCAAATAGTATCTGTAGTACCTGGAGACGTTGCTGGACCTGGAGCTAATCCAACCACAACTACAAGAATCTTCTTAAACGCTGCTGCTGCATTTGACACTATTCAAGTAACGCACACTGCTGCTTTAACTGCTGGAGATGTATTAAAAGCTTTTAATTCTGCTTTAACTGCTAATCCAGGTGGTATTGTATCTACTTTAGGTGCTCCATTGAATACTGCTCAAATTGTAGCTCCTGCTACTTCTGGTAGACAATTAATAACAACTCAAGCTGTACATGTAAATTACACTGCTATTGCTTTTAGTTAATGGTTAAAATTAATTAATCTTACGGGCGTAAAATCCCGTAGGATTTTTTTTAAAAAACAAATATGGCTTTTAAACTAAACACACCACCTTATAATTACGATAGTACTCCTATTTACAGTGTAGATATGGAAGACGGTGTTTTAGGTAAAGCTAACAACAACGGTTCTATCTTACTTAATAAAGACTTAGATCCATCAAAAAAAGAAAGTGTTATAAAGCACGAAAAAATACATCTAGACCAAATGGAGCGTGGTGATTTAGACTACGACGATAAAAACGTCTACTGGAAAGGTAAAAAGTATTCCAGAGCACAGATGAAAGAAGGTGCTAAAAATTTACCTTGGGAGGCTGAGGCTTACAAAAAATCATAAACAAAAAATCATAAACAAAAAAACAAAACAATGGCATACAAACAAACAGCAGGAAGGTCTCCAATGGCTAAAACAGGTAGAGGATTAGATTCAGCTTTATTGCAAGTTGATCCAGATCCAAAAAAACCTAAGAAAAAAATAACAAAAGCAGAAGCTCAAGTTAGAGGTTTTGACGAGCAATTTGAAATAGTTAAAGCTAAGTTTCCAAAATCTACAGTTGAAAAAAGAGCAAACAATCTAGGTTCATACACTGTTAGAAAAGGAGGAGGTTCATTCATGTACACTCCAGGTAAACCAGTGATTTAATGAAAAAAATATTCCAATGGTTAACAGGTGGCGTTATTAAAGAAGTAGGCAACGTTATCGATAAGCTTACTACAACTAAAGAAGAAAAACTAGAAGCGCAGAGGCTAATACAAGAGATATTAGAAAAAGCAGATAGCGAAGCTCAACAACAGGTTACAGATAGATGGAAAGCAGATATGGCTTCCGATAGCTGGTTAGCTAAAAATATTAGACCTTTAGTTTTAGTGTTTTTAACATTTATATTTAGCTTGTTAGTTTTCACAGACGGAAACATAGGGGAATTTAAGATAACAAAAGAATACATACCAATATTTCAGTCATTACTTATTACAGTGTATGGCGCTTACTTTGTAGGTAGAACTTGGGAGAAATCAAAAAAACAATAAACAAATAAATAAATAAAAATGGGACAATTCGGAAATCAACCTGATTTTGCTACAAATGATGTAAAGGTTTGTACACCTAGTAATGATATAAACAGCACTACTTTTTTAAACGGTGCTGTTATATACATTGGAGACAATACAACTGCTGGAAAAGACCTAAAGGTTATACCTGGTGGAACTGTAGGTGTTCAAGGCGTAGTATCTACTATTACATTAGGATCTGGAGGTAGCGGTTATACAGCTGGCGTAGGTCAAGCAACTACTTCGGCTAGCGGTTTAGGTACTGGTCTTACTTTAACTACAACAGTCGTAGGTGGTGCAATAACAGCGGCAACTATTGTAGCTGCTGGTACTGGCTACAGACAGGGTGATATAGTAACTGTATCAGGAGGTACAGCTGGTGAATTCACTATAAATGTAGTAAACGCTCTTCCAGTAGCTGGCGACGCTGTAACTTTTAAAGGTTTAGGAACTGGTGGTTTTTTACCAGTAACTGTAGATTATGTTTTAGCAACAGGAACTACTGTTCAACAATTAATATCAGCTAGGTAATATGGCTATGGGTATCAGTATGGGTATTGGTATACCTAGCGGAGTGTTAAGTTCAGGATCTGGATTAGATGGAACATCTTTTATAACTACTTGGACAACATCAGTAGATGGAGAAACTATAACTATACCGATTGGGACTGGTAGTTATAATTATACTGTTAAAACAAGTGATGGTCGAACCTTTACAAATATAACTGGAAACGCTACAATAACATTTGCTACTGCTGGAGATTATGATGTTTCTATAAGTGGAACATTTCCTCAAATAAAATTTAATAACGGTGGAGATAAACTAAAAATAGTAGATATCAAGCAATGGGGGAATATTGTTTGGGGTTCTTTCTCTGCTTCTTTTAGAGGTTGTAGTAATTTAGTTGGAAATTACACGGATGCTCCTAATTTAAGTAGTGTTGGTAATATGAGCAATACTTTTAGAGACTGTGATATTTTTACTGGTAAAACATCAAATTGGGATACAAGTACTGTAACTAATATGAATGGTATGTTTAGAAGTGCTGAATCATTTAACTCTGATTGTTCTTCTTGGGATGTTAGTAGTCTTACTACTGTAGTAAGTATGTTTCAACAAGCAAGAGCATTTAATCAAGATATTGGTGCTTGGGATGTGAGTAATGTGACTAATATGACTCAAATGTTTAGTACTACCAATCTTTTTGACCAAAATTTAGAAAGTTGGAATATTTCAAAAGTAACAACCTTTGGTAACTTTAAAACAGTTGGAGTCTTTTCAACAGCAAACTATGATGCGCTATTAATTGGATGGAATAATACCTTAGTAGACTTTGTAAACGGAGGAGGAACTTACACTCAAACTCCTACTGCATATTTTGGTAATTCACAATATACAGCAGGTGGAGCAGCGGCAGCAGCTAGAGCTTCTTTAGGAGCAGTGTTTAATTGGAATATAACAGATGGAGGGTCAATTTAAAATATACAAAATGATAAAAACATCAAAATTAAATTACCCAACAGTAGATACTTGGTTTATAGCTTGGGATAACAATAGGGAAAATATAAAGGCTTTTGGTATGGTAGCGACAACTCAATGCATGATTTCGCCTTGGGATGAAATGGATTATTTTACAAATGAAGCTGAATGGCTGGAAGTGTTGTTAGAAAATGGGATTAATCCTTTTCAGGAAGACTAAATAAGTAATTAAACGATACACTATGTGACTATCATAGTATGAAAACAATTAAATTAAATACAATGTCAAAAGAACAAAAGATTACAACAGAAGAATTAACAAGTATTAAAGAAAAACAAAAAACTGTTAACGATTTATTATCAAATATTGGTTACCTAGAAGCTCAAAAGCATTCAACGTTACATCAATTGTCTGAGTTTAATTCAGATATAGAAAAAAGCAAAAATGATCTAGAAGAAAAATACGGTGCTATTAGCATTAATTTAGAAGATGGTTCATATACTTTTATTGAAAAAGAAAATAAACCTGAAGATGTCTAATGTTATAAGAAAAATAAGTATTGGTTCTGATTACAAAAACGATGCAATGCATTATGCTGTAAGTCAACAAGTTTATGGAGGACACACAATATCAGCAATCTTACACAATCAAGAATCAAACTCTTATAGTATATTCATAAAAAAAGGAGATGAGATAATGCCATGGAAGAAATTTAATTCTAACATGGCTATATCCGTTGAATACGATTTAGAATATTAGATGAAAAGTTTATACGATTTCATAATTAAGCCATTAGGTGATAGATATGAAAATGAAATAAAACTTGGTGATAAGACCTTAGTCTTGAACACGAAAATAGAAAGCTTTAAATCAGTCAATAATATGGCTGTAGTTGTTGAAACTCCTAAAGCTTTTAAAACAGATATAAAAAAAGGAGATATAATAGTAGTTCATCACAATGTTTTTAGAGTATTCTACGACATGAAAGGTGTTAAAAAAAATAGTAGATCTTATTTTGAAGATGGATTATATTTTTGCGCTATAGATCAAATATATTTGTATAAAAATACAGGCAATTGGAAATCATTTGGGGACAGATGTTTTGTAATGCCTTTAAAGAATAATAACTCTTTAGAGCTAGAAAAAGAACAAAAACTTATTGGTATACTAAAATACGGAAATAAGTCCTTAGAAGCTCTTAAAATAATCCCAGGAGATGTGTTAGGTTTTACACCTAACAGTGAATGGGATTTTATTATAGACAAGCAAAGAGTTTATTGTATGAAATCTAATGATATTGTAATTAAATATGAACACAAAGGAAACCAAGAAGAATATAATCCTAGCTGGGCAGAAAGCAGTTGAAGAGTTAATTAAAGTAGCTAAGGAAGCTATTGTTGATTCTGATGATGATTTATCTGCTGATAAACTTAAAAACGCTGCAGCTACTAAGAAGCTAGCTATATTCGATGCTTTTGAAATTCTTAATCGTATTGAAGAAGAAGAGAATATGCTTGATCCTAAAAAAGAAGAAGTTAAACAAGAAAAGTCTTTTAGAGGTTTTGCTGAAGGAAGATCTAAGTAATGTACGAGCAAACTCTATATAGCGTCTTAAAACACCACATAAAACCCAAAATTGTAAATAGATTAAACAAATACAAAAAATGGGAGTATGGTTATAACAAAGAATATGACGTTGTTGTTATAAGTAAGACTGGTCAAATAGGTGAAATTTACAATATACAAGGTTTAAATATAGCTTTACCAAAACAAGAGAATGTTGTTTCTTTTGAATTAAACAAGTGGCAGCATACTCAATACCCTAAAGAGCTAAAAAAAATAAAATCTGTTTTTGATTGGGATGATTACCCTACGAACTTTAAAGAAGAATGGTATGACTATATCGATACAGAGTTTAAAAGAAGAGATGAAGGAATGTGGTTTAATAATAAAGACGTTCCTACTTATATTACTGGTACTAACTACATGTACCTGCAGTGGTCCAAGATTGATGTTGGGCAGCCAGATTTTAGGGAGTCAAACAGATTATTCTACTTATTCTGGGAAGCTTGTAAAGCAGACGTCAGATCATACGGTATGTGTTATCTTAAAAACAGACGTTCTGGATTCTCGTTTATGGCATCTGGAGAAACAGTTAACCAGGCAACAATATCAACAGATTCAAGGTTTGGTATATTATCAAAATCTGGGCCTGATGCGAAGAAAATGTTTACAGACAAAGTTGTACCAATATCGATCAACTACCCTTTCTTTTTCAAACCGATACAAGACGGTATGGACAGGCCAAAAACAGAACTCGCGTATAGAGTACCAGCGTCGAAGTTTACACGAAAGAAACTTGATACCAACGAAAAGTTACAAGAAATATCGGGGCTCGACACAACAATTGACTGGAAAAACACAGGAGACAACTCGTATGACGGGGAAAAATTAAAACTACTAGTACACGATGAAAGTGGAAAGTGGGAAAGACCTACAAATATATTAAACAACTGGAGGGTAACTAAAACTTGTTTAAGATTAGGTTCTAGAATTATAGGTAAATGTATGATGG